ATTTCCATGGGTGTAGAGTGATTTACTTTAAAACTATCAGATGGCGCAACTTTCTATCCACGGGTAATCAGTTCACAGAGATTGACTTAAGCAAACCAGGAACTACACTTATAGTAGGCTCCAATGGTTCTGGTAAGTCGACTATGCTTGGTGCTATTACCTATGCTCTTTTCGGTAAGCCATTCCGAAATATCAATAAACCACAACTTATGAATACGATTACAAAAAAAGATCTTCTGGTGGAGATTGAGTTCTCTATCGGTAGAAACTCGTATATGATTCGTCGTGGTATGAAACCAACTATCTTTGAAGTACATTGCAATGACTCTCTATTAAATCAATCAGCCGATGTTCGTGATTATCAAGATATTCTAGAAAAGCAAATCCTCAAGTTAAACTATAAGACATTCTGTCAGGTAGATATACTTGGTTCGGCATCATTTGTGCCATTCATGCAACTACCTACTGGTCAACGTCGTGCTGTCATTGAAGATCTACTTGATCTACAAGTTTTTACAACTATGAATACTTTATTGAAAGAGGATCTTCAAAGGAATAGTGCTGAGTTGCTTGAAAATGAATATGAAAAGAAACTCATTGAACAAAAGATCAAGTTGGTCAATGACCACATCAAGGAACTAAAGACCAAAAGTACCGTTTTTATTGATGAAAAGAAAGCAACTATTTCTGAGTTTAAAACTAGGATTGAGATTGAACAACAAAAACTGAATGTTCTTCAGGCTCAATATCATATCATCTATGCCAAACTAAATCAAACTGATATTAAAGCAATCAACAAAAAGATTGAAAAATATAAGCAACTGAAATATGATCTTAATGCCAAGAGAAATCTACTCAGCAATGAAATCAAGTTCTTTACCGATCATGAAAACTGCCCAACTTGCAAACAAGGTATTGACACAAAGCTATCTTGTGAGAGAATAGAAATCAATAATGGAAAGATTGCCGAACTGAACTCTGGTTTAGTAAAACTTTCCGAACTAGAAACTGAGTTAAAAACAAAACTAGATATCTATAATGAGGAATATTCTGAGTTCAATCAGATTCGTGAGGAAAAAACTCAACTTGAACATGTCATTTCCCAACTTCAATGGAAGATTGATTCATTGAATGAGGAAATAGTCAATGCTAAAAATGATATAAACACTGAATCTGAACTAAAGATTTCTGATCTAGAAAAAGAACTATCTGTGGTTGCCGGTAAATATAATGAACTTTATGAACAAAAACAAGTTCTTGCATTTGCTTCATCCATGCTTAAGGATGGTGGTATCAAGACTAAAATCATCAATCAGTATGTGCCCATCATTAATAAACTGATTAATAAGTATCTATCAATCATGGATTTCTTTGTTGACTTCCAACTTGATAGTCAGTTTGAGGAAACCATCAAGTCTAGATTTAGAGATGAGTTTAGTTATTCTTCTTTTTCTGAAGGTGAAAAGCAGAGGATTGATCTTGCTTTGCTTTTTACATGGAGAGCAGTTTCCAAGCTTCGTAACTCTATGAATACAAATCTACTCATTCTAGACGAAGTTTTTGACTCTAGTCTTGACTCTAACTCAACTGAAATGCTCATGCAGATTCTAAATGTAATCGGTGCTGAGTGCTCTCTCTTTGTAATCTCACACAAAGAACACCTCAATGAAAAGTTCTCAAATATTATCCGCTTCGTGAAACACAAAAACTTCAGCAAGATTGAAGGTCAATAGTAAGGAAATAACATGACTGATGACAATAAAAATATCATTACCGAAACTCTAGATGATGGTACAGAGGTTACTATTGATTTAGATCTTTGTATGGAAATGGCTGATGAGATTACTAATGAAATCTTTAATCTAATTGAAGATGAGGATCTAGAACATTATGACCCTATTGCTACGGCTTTCAATATCTTTATTAATACATATCATATTCTTCTCTATTCTGGCTGGTCTACTGATGAGCTAAAAAAAGAACTTGATGAACATTTTGACAATCACACGAAGTCTATGAACTAATGCATCTATTAGATTATAAAGATCCTATTCTTAAGGAAGTAAGTGAGAACTTTGATTTTAGCAATCCACCGGTAGATCCGGTGGAGTTCTCTCAAGAGCTAGTTAAGACAATGTATGAGCACAATGGTCTATGTCTTGCCGCTATTCAAGTCGGTTTACCATGGAGAGTCTTTGCTATGCGTGGTTCTCCACAGAACTTTGTCTGTTTTAATCCTAGGGTAGTACAAGTCTCAGAACAACAGATTAGACTTGAAGAAAAGTCATTGACATATCCTGAGTTATGTGTTAAGGTCAAAAGACCACAACACTGTAGGGTTCGCTTTGCAACTCCTAATAGTGAAGTGAGAACCGAAACTTTTACAGGGATGACAGCACGTGTATTTTTACAATCCATGGACTTTCTTGATGGCAGGTTATTCTATTCAACTGCTAATCCTATTCATCGTGAACAAGCTTTAAGGAAGTGGAGTAGGTAATGCCCATAGTTTTATGGACTTTAGCATCAATATTTTCTATATTGTTTACAGGATTTTGCATTAGTGGTATAATGGCTTTACCAGGCACGGTTATATTATATGCTTTCGGTGTTAGTATTGGTCTTATTGCCACTGGTGTTAGTCTTATCACACTTATATTTGGCTTAAGTTACTAAGGAGAAAACCCATTAATATCTTTTATATCTCGACTGATGCTACTCAAGCAGCACAGTGGATGGTGGATAAACATGTAGTAAAAATGATTCTAGAATAAAAAATATTTTCAAAAATACCTAAAATAGACTCGCATTTAGTATAAATAATCCTGGAAACCAAAACAGGATTATTTTATATGTTTATTTGCAAAATTTGTTCATTTGAAGGTACTAATAACTATAGTCTTTCGGCTCATATTTCAACCGTCCATTCAATAAAAAGAAAAGAATATTATGACAAATATTTACGTCAAGAAGGCGAGGGTATCTGTCCAGAATGCTCTAAAGAAACTTCTTTTAGAGGACAAAGTTATTTAAAATATTGTTCAAAAAAATGTTATTCCCAGTCAGATGAAAATAGATTATTACAATCAAAATCTAAAACAGGTAAAAAACAATCTAAAGAGATAATAGAAAAAAGAATAAAAAATACAGATCAAAAAAAGAAACAAGAAACTAGAGAAAAAACTTTATTGGAAAAATATGGCGATAAAAGTTATAATAACTCTAAACAAATAGGTCTATCTAATAGTAAACCAGGTCCCCCAAAAACAGAGGAATGGGTCAATAATATTATTGAATCAAAAAGAAAAAATGGGACTTTAAAACACAAAGAACAGACCAAAGTAAAAATAGGAAAATCTATAACAGAATTGTATCAATCCGATAATGCACCTGTTTCCATTTCCCAAAAAGGAAAATATAATGGTAAAAATCATTTATGTGGTTATTATAATGGCATCTATTATAGATCTTCCTATGAACTAAAACTAATAGAATATTGCTTCAATAATGGTATAAAAATAGAACCTGCTGAGCAAAAAATCTTTAGAATAAAATATAAAGATGAAAATGGAAAAACTAGATTTTATTATCCAGATTTTTATTTACCAGATTATAATATAATAGTAGAAGTAAAACCTTTATCATTATTATCAAATGAGCGAGTTATATTGAAAGCCGATGCAGCAATGAAAGAATATGATTATGTGCTTATAACTGAAGAAGAACTAAAAGATTTGGATAGCGTTTTTAGATATTTTTAGTTGACATCCATAAAATATGGGGTATAATCAGATTATGAACATTTTTTATATTTCTACTGACCCGCAACAAGCAGCTAATTGGATGGTTGATAAACATGTAGTAAAAATGGTAACCGAAAGCGCACAACTTTTGTCCACTGCTCATCGTATTCTTGATGGTATTGAGGTCTCTGGTAAATCCAAGACTGGTCGAAACGTTAAACGTTGGGTTTTGAATGATTCTCGAGACCCAGACCGGTATGGTAAAACTCACAAGTGCTTTGAAGGTGATCTAGCATATATGCTATCTTCTCCACCAAATAATCTTAAGAACTATGAATGGACTAAGATGCCATCGGCTATGGCTGATGAGTATAAAATCAGTGATGACCCATTGACAAACTACCGACATTATTATAAAGTAGGCAAGTCACATCTTCATGCTTACACTAACCGTCAACCCCCAGAATGGATTTTATAATATGAACTTTTCACTTACACCTGATGAAATCAGAACTCTAACTAATATTCAAAACAAGCTTCATGGTCAAGCTAAGGCTATGGGTTGGCATAATAAACCTCGTGAAATCGGAACTATGCTTGCACTATGCCATTCAGAACTATCTGAAGCACTAGAAGGTGCTCGTAAGAATCTAATGGATGACCACCTCACTTCTCGTAAAATGCTTGAGGTAGAACTAGCGGATTGTATGATTCGTATTTTTGATCTTGCTGGGCGTGAAGGTCTAGACGTTGCTGGTGCTCTTGCCGAAAAGCATGACTATAATGCTAACCGTGCAGATCATAAGCTTGAAAATCGTGCTGCAGAAGGTGGTAAGGCATTCTAAATATGCTGAACGATAGTGAGCGTAAAACCAAAACTGGTGAACTTGGTGAAAAACTGGTAGCACGCTACTATCGTTCACTTGGTTTACCTGTTGAAGAATCACTAGATCTTTTTGATTCCAAAAAAGATATGTTAGTCGATAATAAAACATGTGAAGTAAAAGCACAACAAGCATGGCATAAAGAAAACTCTTTTTCTGTAAGATCAAATCAACTAAGAAAATGTACTGATATTGATATTCTAATCTTTGTGGAAACTCCTTCTAAATACAATCAGAATACCGTTCGACTATATGAAATGCCAAAGGATAAGAGAAAAGTCAAAACACTTACAACTTCAGATGGTCGAACAATGCATCTATTCTCTAAGAATAATGCTATTCTATTGGAAACTATTACAGATGAAAATATCGTAAAACAATTTGAACGATATTCACTTTCAAAATGGAAATAAAGATGGACATTAAAGACACCTCAAAAGATTATGATGATCTAGTTGGCTTTAGAGCCAAAGAGACTATTCCCGTAAGTTTATCGGAATTTTTAGGTGAACAAATCGAGGATAAACCAAAGATCAAACCAAAACCAGTTGACAGAGATTTTCCAGAGGATTGGCAGAATCTCTATGTAAACTTTAGATCAGAAGAAGATTATATTGCCTTCATGAAAGTATTGGATAAAAATCCAGATCCAAAAACTTCAGTTATTGTTTTTACAAAAGAAAAGCAAAATGGTCTTCTTGATTTTATGGAATCTTAAGCATGTTAGTAGCACAAACTATTGAAGATCTTCAGAATGAATGGCGTAATCCATACCTTCAGTGGTATGCAGCAGGTATGCCAGCATTTAATACACAAGATATTTCTCCCTATAAGCAACTTAAACTTAAGTTTAAGACAATGGAAGATCGACAAGCATTTGCAGAACTTACAGGATATTCCTTGACAGAAAAAACAAATGTGATATGGTATCCAGACAGAGGTAGAGAGAAGAATATGATGAATAGGATTATTGAAGATGAATGATGTGTTTACAACCAGATTTCCCATTTATATCATCTCAAAAAATCGTTGGGAATCTAGATATACTTCCAAGGCTCTAGAACGCATGGGTGTCCCATATTACATTGCAGTGGAACCTCAAGAGTATGAACAATATGCTGCTGTTATTGATCCCAAAAAAGTTCTAACACTTCCATTTTCAAATCATGGCAAAGGTTCAGGACCAGCCCGTAACTGGTGCTGGGAACATTCGCAGGCTAATGGCTTCAAGCGTCATTGGCTTCTTGATGATAATATTTTCGAGTTCTGGAGGTTTCATAATAACAAGCGGTATAGAATCGAGCGTGGTTCTGCTTGCTTTAGGTCAGTAGAGGATTTTGTTGACCGCTTTGAAAATGTAGCACTAGCAGGACTTCAATATAAGTTCTTCTGCGTGGATGATTATCCATATCCTCCCTATATTCTAAATACTCGTATCATGTCCTGTTTTCTCATTGATAATGATTGCCCACATAAATGGCGTGGTCGTTATAATGAGGACGTGGATCTTTCTATTCGAGTACTGAAGGAAGGTCTATGTACTATGCTTTTCTACTCATTCCTATGTGGTAAAGCAAGGACTGGTACCGTAAAAGGTGGTAATACATCAGAAATCTATAATAACTATCAAGAAGATGCTTCACTAAAGAAGTCTAAGATGCTTCTGGAAATGCACCCAGATGTGGTGACACTTCAGGAAAGATATGGTAGAGTGCACCATCACGTTGATCTAGAAGCAATCATCAATAAGCATGGGCAACCTGCTAGACAAAATGTTCCAATCCTCAGAAAAGATGTAAAGATTGTTAATAAGATTGATAACTATGGAATGAAACTTATTCGTGAGTTTGGTACTGATCAAGCTTATGAAGATACTGAATATTCAGTAGAAAAATATCCAACAGGTAGGAAAAACTTTTAATGGCACGTATTTTTATTACTGGTATTGCTGGTTTTATCGGCTTTCATCTGGCACAAAAGCTACATAAAGCTGGTCACTACGTATCAGGTATGGACAACTTTAATGAATACTATGATGTAGATTTAAAAGATGATCGTTGTGAGATTTTAAATAAAATCGGTATTGTAGTTTATGATCGTGATTTACTAAATAAATCTGATACTTTTTATACTTTAAAGTTTGAAAAACCGGATCTAGTCATCCATCTAGCTGCATATGCTGGTGTTCGACATTCATACGATCATGCTATGGATTATATTCAAAATAATATTGTCGGTACACAAAATCTTATTGAAGCCCTTGAAGAACTTAATATCAATAAAGCAATCTATGCTTCTACCTCTTGTGTCATGGCAGGTAATCCACTACCATGGAAAGAAGATGAACCTACTGGGCATCAACTAAATCCATATGGATACACCAAGCGCACAAATGAATGTCAGTTTAAAACTTCAAAGATCAAGCAAAATGTTGGTCTAAGGTTCTTTACTGTATATGGTCCATATGGTCGACCAGATATGGCTCTATTCCAGTTTGCTGAAGCTGCTGTAAGTGGAAAGACTATTGACGTTTATAACTTCGGTGACATGAAGCGTGATTTTACCTATGTAGATGATATTGTGAATGGAATCAAGATCCTAATGAACCATATACTAAATACTGAAGAACCACAAGCAGAAATCTATAATATTGGGCGTGGGCAACAAGTTCAGCTCATGGACTTTATTGCAGAGATTGAAAAGAATATGGGACGTGAACTTAATAAAAATATGGTCCCTCGCCATCCTGCTGATACACTAGAGACTTGGTCAGACACCACAAAGCTTCAAGCACTTGGATGGAAACCAAAGGTTTCTATTCCAGAAGGTGTTGCTAAATTCTGTGAATGGTATAAGAACTATTATGGTGTAAACTAGTGATTCCGACCAAATGGGACTTGCATTATTTAAATCTTGCTAAGGAAATATCAACTTGGTCTAAGGATCCATCCACAAAGATTGGTGCTGTTGCTGTGGGTAAACACGGGCAAATCCTAGCAACAGGGTATAATGGTTTTCCCAGAGGTATTGAAGATTCAGTTGATCGCCTGACAAATAGAGAGACTAAATACTCTTATATGATCCATGGTGAAATGAACTGCATCTATAATGCTACTTTGACTGGTGTAAGTCTAGATAATGCAACTCTCTATGTCCATGGTCTACCAGTTTGTTCCGAATGTGCCAAGGGTGTAGCACAAGTAGGTATTAAAAAAGTATTTGCTTGCCATCCAGCAACCATTTCATCTAAATGGGAACAATCAAATATTTTGACTAAATCTATTTTTGAAGAAATAGGTATTGACTATACTATTATAACTGATGGAGTATAATATGGCTGAAGTAACTTTGACAACTATGAATGATGAAGGATATACATTTACTTTAAATCCTACTGATTCTTTGGGTAACACAAAATCAATCCTAAAAGCCTATCAAGATCTAGAATCCAATAAGATTCAGTATAAATACTGTGAGGATAGGATTATCTCTGATTTTAAAGAGTATATTGATAAGACTTATGGTGAGCACTATAAAGCAGAGACACTAGAATGTTTTGATGCTTGGATTGCTCGTGGTTCTGCCACAACCACTTTTCTTGATACCGCTGAAAAATACATTTGGCGCTATGGAAAAAAGGATGGCTCTAACAAAAAAGATTTAATGAAAGCACTGCATTACGTTATGCTTGCTTTATATAATGAACATTATAAGGAATAGATTATGGAAATAAAGATTGAGATGGATGTACTAAGGAAGCGTAAGTTATTTTTAGCCGTACCAATGTACGGCGGTTCATGTATGGGTCTTTTCGCCAAATCGGTTGCTGACCTAACTGCTATGTTTGCTGCTAATGGTCTAGAACTTAGATCATATTTTCTATTCAATGAATCACTAATCACACGTGCTAGAAACTATTGTGTTGATGAGTTCATGCGCTCTGATTGTACTCATATGCTATTCATTGATTCGGATATTGGTTTTGATCCTCGTGATATTGTTGCCATGATGGCACTTCAATCCGATGAGTCAGACTATGATGTTCTTGCAGGACCATATCCAAAGAAGACAATCTCTTGGGAAAAGATCAAGCTAGCGGTTGATAAGGGTATTGCAGATACTGATCCCAATGTTCTAGAAAAGTTTGTCGGTGATTATGTTTTTAACCCAAAGTCTGGTAATGGTACTATTCGGATTGATGAACCAGTAGAAGTTTCTGAGGTTGGTACTGGTTTTATGATGACTCGTCGATCTGCATTCGAAAAGTTTAGAGATGCTTATCCTCAGTACCATTATAAACCAGATCATGTTCGTACTGAACATTTTGAATTTTGATGGTACTCGTGAAATCATGCAATACTTCCAAGCAGAGATTGATCCAGAGTCTAAGCGCTATCTATCAGAAGACTATTGGTTCTGTCAGAAGTTAACACAAGCTGGTGGTAAGATTTGGTATTGTCCTTGGATGAAACTTTCTCATGTAGGCACCTACATCTTTGGTGGATCTTTAGCCGATCTAGCCTCAATTGGAGCTCCGGCAACCGCCGACCCAGCAATGCTTAAAAAAGGTAAGAAGTAACTAAAAAAGTGGGGATTTATTTAATCCCCACTTTATATTTTATTATTTTTTATTATTAGATTTTAATCTACCTTTTATAAATCCTTCTGGTACAGATTTATTTTTTGGTAACATAATAGATTTCTTTCCATTATTATACCATTGAACATTATTTTCTTTGAAATATATTTTTTTATTTGGTTGAGGTATTATTATACCATTGATCTTTTTTTCTAAACGTCTATTTCTTAATTTTTCAATGGTTTCTTCACTATGCGCAGGCCTACCAAATAATTCATTATGTCTTTTTTGTCCGATTGACATTTTTTCTTTTGTTTCTTCTGAATGTTTTTTACCATAAAAAGTATTATTTTCACCAATCATACTTTCTTTTGCTGTTTTTTTAACAATTTCATATTGCCAAGATGTAAAATTTTTAACACCTAATTTATTATCGCCTATCATAAATAATAAAGCGTGCATCATCTTTTTTCTGTGCTTTGTGCCAGAAACAAATTTGGTAAGAAGCCAATGGCAAAGAAAATGTTCTCTATAAGTTAACTTAACTAAGTTATGTTTTTTATTGGTGCCGCCCAATGATTTTGGTATTATATGATGTTCTTCTATATATAGATTTTCTATAATACGATTTTTGGCAGATTCTATAATAGAACAGTACCAATTAAAATACTTATTTTGAATAAAATGTTCTGAATAAATATGCATATGCTGTGTTCTCCTTTCTTGAGCATAGAGTCCATGGGAATGGCGATTCCGTGATGGACAATCTTATTTATATAACTGCAATGCTTAAGAAGGATAAAAAGTAGTTGACAAACTACTTTATCCGTATTATGATCCATTATCCACAATAGAGGAATTATCTATATTATGAAACTAAGTGCTCGTACTCTCCAC